CGGCTGGCACGATGGGCTGGGCTCAAGGTCGGTTCGCAGCCGCAGCTGTTCGAGGCAGTGCAGGTCGATCATGCCGAGGAAGGCAAGACCGCCGGCATGGCTGGCGACCGTTGCGAGCCGCCCGCGGGACTGGCGCACGACGCCGCGCAAAAATGGATCGGCGGCTGGCACGATGGGCAGACGATCCTGATGGCCGCGTTCAAGAAGAAGCGGCCGGTTGATGCGCCTGACGTCGACCCCGCGCAGATCGACCTCAAGGACCGTCCCGACCTGCAGCAGGCCGCCGGCACCGCCTGATGGACGCGCTGCCCTCATACGCTGATCCACCGTTCGCGGTGGCGCCGGATATCGTGCTCGATCTCCCGCCGCCGCCGAGCGTGAACCGGACGCGCAAGGTCGACTGGAAAGGAAAACGCCAGTTGACCGCGTTCGGCAACGTCGCGGATGCGTATGTGATGGCCGCCAAGGGCAGGGCGGTCAGTCCCCTCAAGCTGGTGAAAATCCCCCGCTTCGAGCTCCTGATCGTGCTGTCCGAACACCACACCAAGATCGACCTCGACAATGGGTTGAAAGCGCTGATCGACTACCTCAAGCGCATCGAACTGATCGAGGACGATTCCCCGAAACATCTTCGCAAGCTGACTGTGACGTGGGGTCTCGCGCCCCATGGCTGCAGGGTGACCGTGAGGGCGTGCGAATGACCGTTCGAATCCTCATAGGTGACGTTCGCGAGCAACTCCGGTTGTTGCCGTCGGAATCGTTCGATTGCGTGGTGACCTCGCCGCCGTATTGGGGATTGCGCGACTATGGCGTTGCGGGGCAGATCGGGCTTGAGCCGACGCTCGGCGAACACCTTGCCGTCATGGTTGATGTGTTCCGAGAGGTCCGGCGGGTGCTGAAAGTGCACGGCACGCTTTGGCTCAATTACGGTGACTGCTATGCGGCGGCCCCAAACGGCAAAACAGCCGCGGCATACAAGGCAGATGGCAGCGATGACCGCACGTTCCGCGACAAGCCATTTTCCACCGTCGGGGCGATTTATGTGCCAGACCACGAAGGGGGTGACCGGCGCGGAAGATCTGGAAACAAGGGCTCAGAAGGGCAAGCTGCTCACACCGGCAGAATCATAGGCTGCGGTGGCATCCTAAAACCCAAAGACCTTTGCATGATCCCGAACCGGCTCGCCATCGCGCTGCAGGACGATGGCTGGTACGTCCGCTCGGAAATCATCTGGCACAAGCCGAATCCCATGCCGGAATCAGTTTACGACCGGCCAACATCCGCACACGAGAAAATCTGGCTGCTAACTAAGGGCGAGGATTATTTTTACGACCATGCCGCGATCCGCGAGCCCGTCACCGGCGGCGCACATGCTCGAGCGGTAGGGCCAAACAGTCGTATCACAATCGACCGCGTTCCTCGCTCACGCAAGCCGGGCGTCACTCCGAAGTCCGCACCAGAGGGCACAAACATAAAGGCGAAGGGCTCGTTTCATGCGAGCACAACGCAACTTGTCGAAAGCCGAAACGCGCGCAACGTATGGACCATTGCGCCCCGGGCCTTTCGCGAGGCTCATTTCGCGACGTTCCCTCCAGCACTGGCCGAGCGCTGCATCAAGGCTGGCGTTCCCGCTACGGTCTGCGGATGCTGCGGCTCAGTCGCGAACTGTGGGCCGATCTGCGAAGCGTTCCCGCGCGTACCTGGCCGCGTCCTTGATCCTTTCGGCGGCGCCGGCACGGTTGGCCTCGTTGCGCAGCAGCGCGGGCTAGACGCCACGCTAATCGAACTCAACCCGGGGTATGCAGCTATCGCCGAACGGCGCATCAGCGGCGACGCCAGCGCCCTTATGTCAGAGGCTGCCGAATGACGGAGAAGATTTTTCACTTCGTCCGGCACCACGAGGTCGCAGCCTTCGAGCGCGTCGGCTGGGCGCGACATGAATCGCTCGACGACACGCACCACGGACAATGGTCGAGCCTTATGGAGTGGCGGGGCGAAGGCGAGCCGGTCAAGCCGTTCTTCATCGATCCGGTCGACGCGCAGAACGCTACCACGATGCGGGACAGCCGGGAACGCGAGCAGTGGTCGGATACCTTCGCATGACAACACCAACCCCGATCGCAGACATGATCACGGAGATGCTGAAAAACTGCATTCCGATGGAGATGATCATCGTCGCCGTTCGCTCAATGGAGCGCGCGGTATCCACCCGACACGGAGTGGACGAAACGGCGGAAAAGCGGCGGGCCTGGGACCGGGAATACCGCCGGCGCAAGCGGGAAATGTCGGCCGATCCGCCCGACATCCACCCGAAACCACCCGATGTCGGCAATGGTGCTCTCTCTTCCTTAAGCGAAGATAAGAAGCATTCAGAGGTAGTAAGTAAGAAAGAAAAGAAAGAGCGCGGGCACAAACTTCCACCCGACTGGATTCCAAAACAGAAGCACTACGATGAAGGCGCCAAGCTCGGAATGAGCCGGGCCACCGTCGATGAACGTGCCGTGAGAATGCGCGAGTGGTGCGAGGCAAACGCCAACCGATCGATCACCACCAAGGCAAATTGGGATGCCGCGTTCATGGGTACATGGCTAAAGGATTCGAACCAACGGACAGGCAACGGCAATGGAAAAACTCAAGGTGGCAGCCTCATCGCAGCCCTCGACCGCGCGCTCGAGCGATCAGTCGCGGAAGACGCTGATTTTGCAGCGGCAGCGCATCCTGTTCTCAGCCTTCCGGGCCGATCAGTACAGCGACCCTGACGGCTACCTGGCGAGCCTGGGGATGGTGCTCGAGCAGTATCCGAACGATGTGATCCGGTACGTCACCGACCCGCGGACCGGCGTGCAGCGTCATCTCAAATGGCCGCCCACCATCTCGGAAATCGTCGAGGCGTGCGACAACCGCGTGGCCGAACTGCATCGCGACGAACGGTTCAGAAATTGGGGGAAAAACGACCCGCTGCTGCTCGAGGCTCCGCGCGAAAACCGGCCGACGCTCGAGCAGATGAAGCAAAAGTACGGGGAGAATTGGGGTCTGACACCGGAGGAGCCGCGCAAGGCTGCGCCGGCGCCGAGCTGGGACAAGATCGCGGAGATTTACGCCGCAGATCCGACGCGCATTGCCCGGCTCGTTGAAATCGCTGACACCCAGCGCGAGGCATCCCAACCCACCGACCAGCACCACGAGGCAGCGGGATGACGCGGCAAATCAACTTCAGCGTCGACGATCGTGTGGCCGACTGGCTGGAAAAGCAGGGCTTGAAGCACGGCTACAAGCCGACGGCATACGCCAAGGTGCTGTTCGAAGCCGCGTATGCCTCGCGGGTGGGTGTGCAACCGGACGCCGAACTCGATGACCAAGTTGCGGCTGCGATCGTGCTCCACGGCGCGCGGCAAGACAGCGCACGCATCGCCAAAATCGTCCGGCTATCGGAATCCACCGTGGTCAGCATCATCGATATGTGGCGCCGGGAAAGGCTCGCGGCATGACCCAGCCCCGCAACCATTCCTGGTCCGATGCGGTGCGCCCCGATGCGCAAAACACGCTGCGCACCTGCAAGAACTGCGGCATCGTCAGGCGGACACGCCACGAGCCGCAGAACGATCCGCCGCATTGGACCGTGTTCGAACGGCACGGCAAGCAGGTTGGGGAGATCGGCAAGACGCCGGTGTGCAGATGAAAGAACCTCTCGCCGTCGTCACCAGCAGCGCGGAGATCATCGCGGCCCTCGCCAAGGCCAGGGAGATGCGCGGGCTGTCGAACCAGTTCTGCGACGAGCGCGGCGGTTTGACGGCCGGGCATACCGACAAGGTGCTGGGCCCGACGCATACCAAATCGCTGAGCGAAATGACGCTCGACACGTTCATGGAAATGTTCGCGGTGATGTTCATCATGGTGCCGAATCCGGAAGCCGAGGCGCGGATGCGGGCGAAGTGGGAAGGGCGGGATTCGAGCAATGTGCGGCTGCATAGCAAGCGGCTTAGTAAGCAGCTTTTGGAGCGCGCAAAACCGCTGATAGCAAAGGAGAACGGGCGCAAGGGCGGATTGGCCCGTTTGAAGTGGCCGCGCGAGCAGCGCGTGAAGATGGCGCGCCGGGCAATCGTCATCCGGTGGCGCCGGGCAGGAAGCAACAGCGCGAGGAAGCGCGGCAATGAAAGTCAAATGCCTGGATTGCCCGACGTTGATTGAGCGACGCGAGCGCGGTGCCGGCGGCAAGCGACAACGGTGCGAGCCATGCCAGAAGGCGCGCACACGATCGAGGAAACAGAAGGTTTACGGGGCCCGTCGCATGCTCGGGCTCTGCGCGGAGTGTGGCGATCCCTGCATCCCGGATTCGAAGATTTACTGCGACGAGCATCTGCGCCGTCATGCTGCCCGCCAGGCACCGGCAATGCGGGCCAAGCGAGCCGCCGATCCCGTGTATCGCGAACTGGAACGATACGCTGTGCGGAAGCGCATGCGCGAGCGGCGTGCCGCCCTGCATGCGGCCGGGCTCACCAACAACAGGACGCCCTACAAATCGAGGGGAACCGCCAGGGCCGCGCGCAAGCAGAGTGCCACGCGACTGTCGGAGTGCGTTGCGGACAGACCTGTGCCAGCGATCATGCCGCATGCAGAAGCCGCGCCGCCTTCAAGGTAACGTCAAATGGTTCTCCGAGCGGCAGAAACGCAGGAGCCGCCGCGCGCGCCGCTCGCCGATGCAGCTGATCGCGCTGCGCATGAACGACCTCGCAATCCTCTATCGTAGCCGCTACGGCACCACGCTGCCCGATGACGACGCCGGCCGCGACGACCTCAAGATAGCGATCAACCATCTGGCCTGCCTCGCCCATCCCCGCGGCCATATCGCCAACTGGATCGACATCTGGGCACCGTGGCTCACCGCAGCCGAGCAGCGCCAAATCGTGCCGCCCATCCTTGCCAACCCGCAGCGTTGGAAAGCCGACGCCCTCGCCTGGCGCGTGCGGCTGACCATGGAGGAACGGACATTGCTCGGGATCACCACCATCGGCGCCGTCGACCAGAACAAGGCCGCGCGCACCAGGCGCCGCAAGCAGAAGGATCGGGAGCGCAAGGCCGCCCAGCGCCGCGCCAAAGGCCAGAAGCCCCGCGCAGCCTATGAGCAGCAATCGGTCGCCCACTCGGAACCATGGAAAGCCGAAGGCATCAGCCGGCGCACATGGTATCGCCGCCGTGGCACAGGTCCGGCTACAGCATAAGGTATCTCTTATGCTGCCGCTGCACTTGTGCCATCGGGTGCGTTGCCGCCCCGCACCGTCAGGCATCTGCTCGCCGCCATGAGCGCAGTTGCAACCGTTCCCGACACCAGCGAGCAGGTTCCGGTCAAAGAGCCGCGTATCTCGACCAAACTCCGCAAGGCGTTGTATCTGCTCGAAACCGGAGCCTGTTCAACCCAGCGAGCAGCAGCCGAACGGGCTGGAATGAGCGAATTTCAGTTATCGCGACGGCTGCGTGAACCGCAAATACAGGTGTTTATCGCGCGGCGTCGATCGGAAAACATCAGCGTCGGCTCGCTGCGAGCGTCCCGGCGGTTCGTGCAGCTGATCGACGCGGGCTCTGAGCATGTCTCGGCCCAGGTCTCGGAGCGGATCCTGCGAAGCGAGGGCGTTCTCAAGACTGACGGCCACCAAGTGTTTGTGAACATTGACATAAAGGCCGGATACGTGATCGACCTGACCGACGAGCCGAAACGCTCGATTGGCGCAGAACTGACACACGGTCCGGTGACAGGCGCGGTGATCGATCATGAATAGCGTGCAAGATCAACGCGATACGCTCATTGGCGCGTGTGATGCCGCATTCCTATATCAGGAACGAGGCATAATCGGGCAGGGGGGTGGCCTCGCGTTGGCAGGACCCGCGCAGCGAAGGCCGGGGGGAAAAATCGGTCGCCGAAGTGACCGCTGGCATTTCCCCCTCTCCGTCTCCCCTCAAACTACGGCTGCCCGGATTTTTTGTTTTCCTCAAATCTCGCTGGGAAAATTATCGTGACGGCCGAAGTCGTCGATTTTCCTAGCAGGGAGGGTGCGCGCAATCCGGGCAACGGGGCGCGCGAGGCGCTGATTGATCTGGCACTGACCTTCAACAATACCGAACCGATCGATGCGGAGCGCTGGACGGATTACATCCTCGCCGAATTGTGGGCCCGCGGCTTCAAGGTGGTTCCGGTGGCCGCATGATCGAGCACGACCCGCAAACCGGCTTTCCGATCTTCCGGCCCGACGGTGCCGTGCTGCGGGCGTTCATGCGGGATCAGGCCAGCCGGGTGAAGATCATCCAGGGGCCGCAGGGTTCGGGCACCTCCTCGGTCTGCTGCATGCACATTTTCCAGCGCGCGTTGGCGCAGCAGAAGCAGCGGGACGGCCGGCAGCGGTTCCGGGTGCATATCTTCCGCGAGACCTATTCGAAGCTCGAAGAGACCGCGATCAAGACCTGGAAGGATTGGTTCCCGCCGGGCACCGGCGCCGGGCAGTTCGGGATCTTCTACGAGACGCGGCCCTATCTGCATGAGGTGCGGGTCGGGCCGCTCGAGCTCGATGTCACGTTCATGGCGCTGGAAGATATCCGCGACGCCAAGTCCTATTTCATGTCGCTGGAAACCAGCCTGATCTGGTTCAACGAGGTGCAGTTCGCGCAATACGACGTGGTGCGCGAGGCGGTCGGGCGCGTGTCGCCGCCGCGGTTCCCGGCGATGAAGGATGGCGGCTGCCAGTGGGGCGGGCTGATCGCCGACACCAACGCGCCGCCGGCGGATCACTGGCTGCCGATCATGCGCGGCGACATACCGCCGCCGGACTGGATGGCTGAGGAAAAGCGCAACGCGCTCAAGAAGCCGGCGAGCTGGGGGTTTTTCATGCAGCCGCCGGGGCTGCTCGAGGACTTCGACGACAAGGGCCGGCTGCTCGGCTACAAGCCCAATCCTGCCGCCGAGAACCTGAAATACCTGCCGCCGAATTTCTACATGGAGAAGATCGCCGGCCAGACCAAAAGCTGGATCGACGCCAACATCATGAACCGGTCGAGCGTGGTGACCGACGGCCAGCCGGTCTACCCGCAGTTCCGCCGCGACGTGCATGTGTCGGACCGCGAGCTCGAGCCGATCCCCGGCGTGCCGGTGGCGGTTGGGCTGGACTTCGGGCGCCAGCCGGCGGCGCTGATCGGGCAGAACCTGCGCGGCGACTGGTTCGTGCAGCGCGAATTCATCGGCCGCGACGTGTCCGCGGTCGAGTTCGCGCCGGAGCTCAAAGCCTATCTGGCGCAGTATTACCCCGGCTACACGTTCGTTTTCTGGGGGGATCCTGCGGGCGGGCAGCGCGGCCAGGCGACCGACAAGACGCCCTTCGACGTGTTCCGCGAGCACGGCATGATCGTGCTGCCGGCACCAAACCCGCAGAACCAGCGCACGGTGCGGTGGGAGGCAACCAACGCGGTGCTGATGCGCCGCTCGGCGGATGGCTCGCGGCCCTCGGCCATGATCGTCAGCCCGCGCTGCGTGACCTTCATCACCGGGATGTCCGGCGGCTATTTCATGCGTCGCATCCGCGTTTCCGGCGAGCGCTACGCCGACGAGCCGGAAAAGAACCAGTACAGCCACATTTGCGAGGCGGGCGAGAACATGCTGCTCGGCGGCGGCGAGGGATCGGCGGTGACGATGGGCGGCCTGCCGACCAAACCCATGCAGGTCTGGAATCGCCGCAAAACGATGCGGCGGATCAGTGCGTGAGGTCCCGGCCTTCGGCATCGAAGCCCGGCGCTGGACCGTCGTGTTTCATCGCAAGGCCGAGAACTGGTTTTTCGCCGCGATCGCTTGCGGCCGCTTCAAGCACGTCTCGGCGTTCGCGTATCTGCCCGAGCTCGGCATCTGGACGATCTACGATGTCGGCTTCCGGCGCACCCGGCTGACCCACCTTGCCGACGGGGTGCATGCCCATGCCGTGATATCAGCCATCGTCGATGGAAATTGCCTCGTCACGGTCGATGCGCGCGCCGATTGCCTGCCGCTGTTCCGCATCGGCTTGTTCTGCACCACCGCGATCAAGCACCTGATCGGCGTCCGTTCCAGTGCGTTGCGGCCCGACCGCCTGTTCCGCCACCTCGTCGCACAAGGTGGAGTGGTGCGCGACGATGCAGGGCAGCGGGCCGAAAATCGAAACTGATCCCAATCTCGCCGCGGACCAGGCGCGGGCGCAGCAGACGCTGATCTCGAGCCTGCAGACCGAGGCGCAGTTCGATACCGCGAACCTGATGGCCCGCTACGGCACCCGCCTCGCGCTGGCCGGCAGCGGCATGGCGCCGATCTCACCGGCGGCCCCGATCGCCGCCGCAACCCCGCCGATCCGGTTCTGATATGGCAAAACTCCCCAAGCCGCCGTCCGACACGCCATCGCCGCTCGAAAAGGTCGCGAACGACCGCCTTGCGGATTGCCGGCGACAAAAAGCGCATCGCGAGATCGAATTCAAGAATTGCTATTTTTATACAGCGCCCCATCGGCTGCGCAACATCAATTCGAACACGCATCCTTCCGAGTTCGGTCCAAAGGATGCTCCCGAACTCAACACCGACGAGGGCTTCATTCTGACGGGCGATTTCGTCACCGAGATCGTCAACTCCTTCATGTCGCCGGACAAGCCGTGGTGCAAGCGCGGGCCTGGCATGGATTTGCCCCCCGGCGTCTGGGACAAGGTGAAGGACGCCATCAAGAAAGGCGATCTGGCGATCTTCAACGCCATGAAGGCGTCGAACCTGTACCCCGAAATCGCCAAGGCGTTCTATCCCGACCTTGCCATCGGAACAGTCGGCATGTGGATCGAGCGCCCGCACGCCGCGGCGCCGATTGTCAACTCGGCGATTCCGCTGGAAGAACTGGAAATCAACCTCGGCCCCTACGGCGAGATCGATGACCGCTTTGCCGTCCGCTACACCCGTAACGCCTATGTCCGCGAACTCCTCGGCGATGAAATCTGGGCCAAGGTGCCGGCGAAGCTAAAAACCGACATGGAAAAGAAGCCCGCCGAGCGCACCCAGGTGGTGTGGGGCTTCTGGCGCATCTGGGAGAACAAGGGCGACGAATGCTGGCAGCACGTCGTCATGGTCGGCAAGTCCGGCAACAACCTGGTGCACGATGTCGAGATCAACGGCGAGGGCTGCTGTCCGCTATGGGTTGGCCGCTTTAACCCGTCGCCCGATTCGCCATTCGGAACCGGTCCGTTGCTGCAAGGCCTGCCGTCACTGCAGCAGATCGACGAGGCCGAACTGATGCTGCAGGAGAACGCCGAACTGGCAATCCGGCCACCGATCACATATCCGAGCGACAGTTTTTCCAATGTCGAGCAGGGCTTCGAATCCGGCATGGCCTATCCGATCGCAGTCGGCTCGCAGGACGCTATCAAGAACATCTACGCCGCGCCGCCCGCCAACCCGGAAAACTATGCTTACCAGACCAAGTTGAAAAAACTGCAGAAGCTGTTCTACGTCGACCTGCCCGAACAGTCCGGCGATACCCCGCCGACTGCGACGCAATGGCTGGACGAGCGCGCGCGGATGCAGCGCCGCATCGGCACTCCCGGCCTGCCGTTCTGGCGCGACCTGTCGCAGATTTTCCTGCGGTACAAATACCTCCTGGAAGCATCGAAGGCGATCGAGCCGGTGCAGGTCGATGGCCGTTCGGTCTCGACGCTGCCGCTCAATCCCGCGCAGGCCGCGGCCCGGCTGCAAGCGGTTGCCGAGGCCGCACGCACCGCCACGACGCTGGGATCGATATTCCCCGAGGAATTCAGGGCAAACATGGATGGCCGCGCGACCATGGAGGCCTGGCTTGAGGAAACCGAAGTGACGTTGCTCAAGCTCCGCGACAAGGCGGCGGTGCAGAAAGCCGTCGATCAAATGGCGCAGCTCGCCGGCGCGCGGCATATCCCGTCGGCGCCCGATCAGGGTCCGGCATGAGCGAAGGGCTGACCGACGAGGACCTGCACAAGGCCATCGACCGGCTGGCCCGGACCCCGGACGGCCGCATTCTCTACCTGTTTTTGCAGCGCCGGCTGATGGGCGTGCCGGCTTCCTCCAAGTCTGGTGCGTTGCGAACAGATCACGGGGAACGGATGTTCGCCGCGAAACTGATCGGCCTCATGGCAACAGGAATCGCGGAAAGTGGTGGAGCAAGTTCCAGCAGCGGCGACGGAAGCACCGGCAGCGGTGATAAGCCCATTGTCTTCGCCGTCCCCCAGCCCCGCCGCGTCGCCGGCACCGGCCGCGGCATCGGCCGACGCATCACCGAGCAAACCCGCGTCCCCGGATACGACCGCGACGAATGACGCGCCCGCCCGGCCCGACGGCATCCCGGATTCCTACTGGGACAAGGAAACGAACACGCTCAAGGTCGATCCGGCGACGCTCGCCAAGGATTTGAAAGAGCGCGACGAATTTCAGGTCAAGAACGCCCTCGAAGCGTCGCGCAAGGCGACGCTGCCGCCGACACCCGAAGACTACAAAATAGAATTGCCGGCCGATTTCAAGGCGCCCGCTGGCGTTGAATTCAAAATCGACACGGCCGATCCCGCAATCGACCAGCTCAAGCAGGTCGCGCACAAGCATGGCCTGACAAATGCGGCCGCAAACGAACTGTTTGGCATCTATGCAGCCCGCGAGATTGCCCGCGAAACCAAGATCAACAATGGGCGCAAGGAACAGCAAGACCTGCTCGGAGCAAATGCCGGCCCGCGCGTCGATAACGTCCTGAATTATTTCAAGGGAATGGATTCGACTCCGGACAAAAGGCACGCGGCTGCCCTCGCCGACAGTCTCTCGATGGCCGCTCATGTGGAGGCCTGGGAATACCTGATGAACCGGCTGGCCACGCAGGGCGCCGCCTCCTTCTCGCAGCAACATCGCGTCACGCCGGACAACAAGCCGACCGACGAAGAATTCAACAAGTGGTCATACGGCGATCAACGAATTTACACGACGACGGGCAAGCGCCCGCAGCGTGCGGCTTAGAGCGACACTGAAAGGGCAGATCGATGGCTAACTCTCTCACGCTGGTGGAATATGCGAAGGGTATGGATGTCAACGATCCGGCTCGCCCGTTCATCCAGATGTTCGCGGAAAGCACGGACATTTACGCCGCGCTGCCGTTCGAGGGCCTGACCGGCCCGGTGTTCGAAGGCTACCGCACCGCGCAGCTTCCCTCGCCGACCTTCCGCGCCATCAACGAGGCAAGCTCGAACGGCGGCGGCAAGATCACCCCGTTCCAGGAATCCAGCTTTGTGATGGATCACAACATCGACATCGACCGCGCCATCATCGACCGGCACGGCATGAACCGGCGCTTTCAGGAAGAGCGGATGCTGGTCGCGGCGGCGGGCCGCAAATGGGTCGACACCTTCCTCAAGGGTGACAACACCACCCAGCCCCGGGAATTCAACGGCCTTGCCAAGCGCTCGGCGCTGTTCTCGCGCACCATCTCCAATTCGGCCTCGTCCGGCGGCGGCGCGCTGTCGCTGCTCAAGCTCGACCAGGCCATCAACGCCGTCAACAAGCCGACCCACATCATCGCGCCGTTCGACTCCAAGCCGCTGTGGATTCAGGCCGCCCGCACCTCCTCGCTGACCGGCTTCGTGATCCAGACCTGGGATCAGGTCGGCGGTCCGAAGATGACCTACGCTGGCCTGCCGATCCTGTTCGGCTACGAAAAGGACGACAACGTTCCGGTGCTGCAGTTCAACGAGGTCGGCTCCGGCGGTGGCTCGGCGGTGACCGCATCGCTCTACGTCGTCTCGTTCGGCGAGGGCAAGCTCCGCGGCATCCAGCTCAAGCCGATGTCGTGGGCCGACAAGGGCCTGCTCGAGGACGGAATCACTTATCGCACCCATCTGTCGTGGGACGTGGGCCTGGTCGACGAGCACAAGTATTGCTTCTCGCGCCTGACCTCGTGGACCAACGCGGCAATGGTTGCCTGACGCCATCGGTTTAGCGGCCGCCATAAGGCGACCGTCCCTGTTTCGACCAAGAGGAGAGCCCGATGGGCCAGCGCACTTACAATCTCGATATCCAGCTGCTCCTCAAGGATGCTGGCCTCGTCGCCGCATCGGCAGCTGCCACCGTCGGCGGCTCGGCGCAAATCCTCGACATGGGCGCGGCTCGCTTCGACGGCGTTGTCGTCATCGATGTTACGGCGGTCGAAATCGGAACCGGCGACGAGACCTTCACCATCATCGTGCAGGGATCGAATTCGGCCAGCTTCGCGTCCGGCATCCAGAACCTGGGCATGATCGATGTCGGCGCCAACGCCACCGGCCGTCCCGGCGGCGCGATCGACTCGCTGGTCGGCCGCTACGAGCTGATGCTAACGAACGAGCAGGCCGACGTCACCTATCGCTATATCCGCATCTACACCAAGGTCGGCGGCACCATCGCCACCGGCGTCAATTACACCGCGTATCTGACCACGCTGCCCGACGCCTGATCCGCCGGGTTGCATCGCTTTTCTCGTCTGCAAGGAGCAAGACAATGGCCGCACGCAAGGAAGTTTGGGATTTGGGAGCTCCGGGCGGCCCGCTCAAGCTCGACATGTTTTCCGTCGACGCTGACGAGGCGGTGAAGAACGATCCGCACCGCTACAGCTTCTCCGCGCCGGAAGGTACGGCAGAGCGCGAGGCCGCGGAGAAGGTGAAGGCCGAGCAGATCGAAAAGAGCAAGATCAACGCGGAGGCCGACGAAAAGGTGTTGGCCGCCGAGCGTGAGCGCATCGCCGCACAGCGCGCGCTCGAAAAGGAAGATGCCGAGAGGAAGAAAAACGAGGCGCAAAAAAAAAGGGAAGAAGAAGAAAAAAACGGCCTGTCAAAAGACGCCCGCGCCCGGCAGATCGACGAGACGGCCCGCCAGAAAGCTGAGCGTGCCCGGCAGGAAGCCGCCGTCGCCAACGGCGATGTCAAGGTCGATGCCGGCGGCGCCACGCTTCGCGGCATCCCGCCCGACGGTATGAAGCAGGAATCCATCGGCGGTCCGGTGCCAAACCGCGCCGAGCAGGGGATGGACAACCAGATTCCGAGCGCTCCGACCCCGCCCGAGCGGCAGGGTGCCGAGCGCGCGGACCCGAACCGCACCGATCTCGACAGGCCGACCAGCAATGTGCCGGCCTCGGATATCAAATCGGTCGAGCTCAAGAAGTAGGCTCGGCCGTTCAACCTCTCGCAAGGACAACCTCGATGCGCAAACTTGCTTTGATCGGCCTCGTTGCCCTTGCGGGCCTGCTGTCGCTCAATCCGGCGGATGCCTCGCAGATCAGGGTATGCGCCCCCATCCCCGCCGGCGCGGCGGCCGGGCCGGCCCAGGTCAAGGCGCCGACCAGCGGCAATCTTTACAGCACGAACAACCGCGGCTGCGTGCTGATCCCGTCAAGCGATCTCGCCGATTTCCAGTCGATGGGGTACGCCTCCAATGGCGAATTGCAGTCGATGGTGGTTTCCACCGGCGTGCTGACCTCGACCACCAGCGTGCAGGTCGCATCGCTTCCGGCCAGCGCATACATCAGCGCCATCGTCATCGACAACACCACGGCGAACGCGGTCACCGGCGGCATCGACATCGGCCAGACCACCGGCGCGGCCGACATTGTTTCCGCCAAGGTCTGCGCCGCAAACTGCCTGACCACCGTGCTCGATTCCGCGCTCCTGCTCCGGGTGTTCTCCAAGACGGCAGTGCAGCCGATATGGGTTACCGGGCACACCGCCGGCAATTCGGCCAACCTGACGTTGACCATCATTTACGGTTTTTTCTGATACGCCACAGGGCGGCACGACTTGCGGTTGTCATGAACTTGGCCGGGCAGTATCGTCGCCGCGATCGACAGGACACCGCGCCATGCTGAAATACGCCGTCCTCGCCTTGCTGGTGCTGATCGCGCCGGCCGCGGCCCAGACCGCGCCCTACGTCTATCCGATGACGGTCGGCACGTCGTCGGCCCAGGTGTTGGCGAATAACCCGGCACGCAAGAAGCTGATTTTTCACAACCCGAACGATACTGCCAAGGTCGCGGTCTGCCCGATCGGGCCGAACCGGACGGCGAATTCCGGCGGCAGCAACATCGTCGCGGTGGTCAACGGCGCGGGCTGCATCACCATCCTGCCTTATGACCGGGTGGAAATCTCCGGCAGCACGGCGAGCGGACCTCAGCAGGCCATGCCTTCGGCCTGGGTCGGCATCGCCTCGGCCGGCGGCTCGGCCCTTACCATTTACGAGTTCGAGTGATGTTCCGCCGCGCTGCGCTTGCCCTCGCGCTCGCTCTGGCGCCGACGCTTGTCTCGGCGCAACTGGCGCTGATCTCACCGACCGCGCCGGCCACCGACAGCGGCGACCGCATCGCTAATACATCGTGGGTCCGCGCCAACGCGTTCAACGATCCGAACGGCATCTACGTCAGCACCTACCTCCACATCTGGACCAACTACTCCACCAATACGTTCATCGGCGCCAATGCCGGGGCGAACAATGTCGCTCCCGTCCCACCGCACAACGGCGACGGCAACACCTTCGTCGGCGCGAGCGCGGGCCAGAACAACACCACGGGCTTTGCGCAGTCCTTTTTCGGAACGGCCGCGGGCTACAACACCACCACCGGCGACAGCAATGCTTACTTTGGCTACCAGGCGGGCATCGGCGGCACGACGGCGTGCTCCAATGTGGCCATGGGCGTCGATGCGATATTCAGCAATGTCACCGGCTGCAACATCACTGCGGTCGGCCACCACGTCGCGACTTCCGTCGTCAATCCGACCAACAGCGTATATGTCGGCGCCGAGGTCAATAAGAACGGCGTCGGAGCTGTCGCCACCACGATGGTCGGCACCCAGGCCGGCTACAACACAAACGCCAGCGGCACGGGAAATTCGTTCTTCGGATACCAGTCCGCCTTCCCGAACACGTCGGGAGCGAACAACAGCTATTTCGGGCAGCAGACCGGGCAGGCCGGAACCACCGCATCGGGCAATTCCTACTTCGGCTATCGCGCCGGCTGGACCAACATCACCGGCAGCGGCAATGTGTTCCTCGGCCAGTTTGCGGGCTTCTATGAGACCGCCAGCAACACCCTGATCATCGACAATCAGTCGCGCGCGAGCCAGTCCGATGCTCACGCCAAGGCCCTGATTTGGGGCGTGTTCGACGCTGTTATCGCCAATCAGACGCTCGCCTTCAACGCCGCGACCACCGTCAACGGCACCTTGAACGTAGCTGGCGCTCTGACCGTTCCGACCACGGCCAAGTTTGGCGCTGGCATAAACAGCAATGCCACGTCGCTGATGGTCAACACGCCGGACGGCACGCTCGCCGGCATCCAGCTTCGACAGGACAGCCGGGCGAGCTGGATTATCCAGAACCCCGCGTCCTCGACCACGCTGGACTTTTCCGAAAGCACCACCTCGCGGATGACGCTGACGAATACTGGCATCCTCACCTTGCCGGCCAGCACCGTCTCGTCCAGCACCTCGACCGGCGCGCTCGTCGTCACCGGCGGCGCGGGCATCGGCGGTGCGCTCAATGTCGGCGGCGGGATCACCGGCTCGCTCGCGGGCGCAACCGGCCTGCCGATCAGCACCGGCGTGTCGGGTCTCGGAACGGGCGTGGCAACTGCGGCGGCCATCAATATCGGATCGGCAGGTGCCTTTGTTACCAACGGCGGCGCGCTCGGAACGCCATCTTCGGGTGTAGCAACCAACCTGAGCGGCACCGCGGCCAGCCTGACGGCCGGCAACGTCACCACCAACGCGAACCTGACCGGCGCGGTGACTAGCGTCGGCAATGCAACCTCGCTCGGCTCGTTCACCAGCGCCAATGTGGCCACTGCGGTGTCGGATGAAACCGGGTCCGGCGCGTTGGTGTTTGCCACGTCGCCCAGCCTGACCACGCCGACGCTGGGCGCGGCCACGGCGACCACGATCAACAAGGTTACCGTCACCGCGCCAGCTTCGGCGGCGACGCTGACGATCCCTGACGGCGTGACGCTGACCGGCCCAGCTTCAAGCGGCACGGCAATGACGCTCGGCAACACCGAAACGGTGACCGGCATCAAGACGTTCGGCTCTGCCGGCGCCGTCGGCAGGTTCAAACTCGCGGGCACTACCAGCGGCACCACGGTCCTCGACGCATCCGCGACGGCATCGGGAACGCTAACGCTGCCGGCTGCAACCGACACTCTGGTCGGCAAGGCGACGACCGACACGCTCACGAACAAGACGTTCAACTCGACCGGCACCGGCAACGTCCTGCAGGTCAGTGGCGTGACCGTAAGTTCCGGCCAGTATCCGGGCGAGCCGACCACCGGAAGCGCGACCGCGGGCAATGTCGGCGAGTTCACGTCAGGGACACTTTCCTACGCATCGCGCATCACCTATACGACCAGCACCGCGGCCACTATCACCTCGATTTCGCTGACGGCCGGAGATTGGGACGTCACGGGTTTCGCCCACTTCGAGGGGACCAGCACCCCGTCGACCACAAGCCTTTCCGCAAGCCTTTCGACAACGACCAATACAGCGAACGGCGCCGAAGGATATTATAGCTACGGCCCGGGCATCACCAACACAGTCAGCGACGTGACAGCGCTCGTGCCGTCGGCGCGTTTCAGCGTTTCCAGCACCACTACGGTTTATCTGGTTGGGATAACCGCCATCGCCGGCGGCACCATCAAAGGCTGGGGCCACATCAGAGCCCGCCGCGTGCGATAGCGGCCTTCCTTCCGGGTGCGTTGCGGCTAGGCCACGCCGAGCCGACCGTGCCGCATCATGGCAGCATTCCAGTGGCCGGTCTCAAAAACTGAACTGATCAACTCGGCTCTGTCACAGACCGGGGATAACCTCGTCGCGGTTGCCGACGACGGCTCCGACGAGTGGAATTGCGCCTCGCCAGCCTATGAGCGGGCGTTGGCGTACATGTTCGAGTCGCACGACTGGATGTCGGGGACCGAAGTCAGGACGCTGCAGCCGACCGGGGATGTGCCCGGCGACACCAATTTCGACACCGCATTCGCCCTGCCGGCCGACCTCGTGCATCTCATCCTGGTGATGGTCGATGACCGGCCGGCCGCGTGGGATCTGCTCAATAACCAGATTGTGGTCTATGCGCAGGGCGGCGTCGTCACCGTCAAGGGCATCTTCTCGACCAACTCCGACCCGACCACCGCCACGCCCACCTTCGTGATGGCGCTGCAGGCTTTCGTGATGTCCGGCATCTATCGCGGGTTGCACAAAGACCCAGGCGAGGCCGACCGGCTATGGCAGGCCGCCGAACATATCCTCGCGCAAGCCAAATCCCGCCACGACATGCAGAAGCCCAAGCGGGCGCTGTTTCGCTCGCGCATGACGGCGGCGCGGCGGGGACGGCGGCCATGGGGCGGGTCGGCCGATCGCTCAGACGGCTGGTGACCCATGGCCCAGAAAATCCAGGGTGCCCAGCGCGACTTCTCCTATGGCGAGGTAGATGTCGAGTTCAAGCGGGCTGACGATCATCCGGCCCGCAAGGCCGGCTTGCGCCAGATGTCGAACATGCGCATCCGCAATTCGCGCATCATCCAGAACCGGCCTGGCCGCTCAGCGCTGTTCCCGAGCCAGGAATTCAACCGGATCGAGGAATTCACGGTGTCGCCCGGCAACCTGTTCAAGGTGGCTTTCGGCGTCGTCGGCGCGACGCCCACGGTGCAGATCCGTAACGCGGCCGACGTGGTGGTGGCGACCTTTTCATCCGCCGCAACCTTCAAATGGACGGCGGCGACCGTCAACCAGATCGTAATCGCGCAACTTGGTCTGTCGATCTATTTCACCTATCCGGGGATGAAGCCGCAAATTCTGACCTGGGATGGGATCGGGACATGGACGAGTTCGGATTTCAACGAACTGGTTGTCGGCGGCCAGAAGCGCACCTTTTTCTATCGCATCAGCCCGCAGAACATCACCCTGCTGCCGGCCGCACAAACCGGCACGGATGTGGTGGTAACGGCGTCCGCTGCGATCTTCACGCCTCAGCACGTCGGCACACTGCTCCGCTTCGTCAACCGGCAGATGTTGATCACCTCATTCGTCAGTCCTCAGATCGTCCATGTGACGATTCTGGAAGCCTTGCCGGGCCATCAGAACCTTGGCATCGCGATCGACCCGAGGTCGTCGTTCTCGGTCGGCGACGTGATCCAGGGCGCAAAGTCGGGATCAAAGGGCATCATCACCTCGATCAGTTCCGGCGCCATCGGCGTGCAGTTGCTTTCGACCAACGCCAGCGTGGTCGCGGTCAGCTATTACGAACAGCGCACGGTGGCGTTCCAGACGGCCGAAACCGTCGTCGGGCCGGCCGGAAGCATCGAGGTTAACAGCGCGGGCGCAATCGACGCGCCGACCATCGGCGTGACGATCTGGGACGAGGAGGTGATGAACGCCTATCGCGGTTATCCGCAATCGGTTTTCGTCGACAACTACCGGCTCGGCTTTTGCGACTTTCCCGCCGTACCCGGCGGCATCGGCTGGTCCGCAATCAATTCGCCGACCGATTGCTACGTCGGCGGCCCTACCGTGCCGAACGGCGCCATCTTCGAATTGGCACCTGACAAGGCGCGGGTGCAGCATGTGGTGCCGGGCCCGGAGAGTTCGGAATTCGTGTTCTGCGACCACAAGGTTTTTTACATCAAGATCGACGCATCGAATCCGCTCAAGCCCGGCAGCGTCGGTTTCCAGATGCTTTCCGGCGACGGCGCCGCCAGGGTGCAGCCCCGCGTCGCCCAAGCGTCGATCTTCTATGTCAGCGCCGACGGCAACAGCGTTATGGCAGTGATGGCGCCGGGCGCCTATTACCGGCCGTTCAGCACTGAAAGGCTGTCAGAATTCGCCGGCCATCTGTTTTCCAACATTGTGGCGCTGGCAGCTCCGAATGCCGATGGCGCGTTCAACGAGCGCTATGTCTATGCGCTCAATGGCGATGGCACCGTGGTGTGCGGAAAATACGAGGCCAGCGACGGCAAGCTCAGCGCGGTTGGATGGAGCCCGTGGTCCGGCGCCGGCGTGGTCCAGTGGATCGCCGCGCTCAATGCCGACGTGCTGTTCACCACGAACTACTCCGGCCGGGTCATCTGCGAAATCCTTGACGATACCCGCTACCTCGACGGCGCGGTGTCGGTGAACAGCCTGCCCGCGGCGATGGTGCCGGCGGCCGGGCTGGGGCCGCTGTGGTGGCTGCCGCGGCAGACCGTCTCGCTGATGGATCAGGGCACGCGATCGATGGGCACCTATGACATCGACGCGCAGGGCTTCATCGTGCCGCAGAACAGCGGCGGCGAGGACTTGAGCGCGGCATCGCTGGTGGCCGGCCAACCATGGACGTCGGTTGTCGAACCGTTCTGCCCGGCGGCGAACCCGGGTGCCGACATGCACCAGCGGATGCGATTGCGGCAGATCGCGTCTTTCGCGGTCTATGTGATCCACTCGACCGGCTTTGTGCTGGCGCGGCTGTTCTCGGGCAAGGTCACCCGCACCTCGCCGCCGCTCGGCACCGTGATGGCTCAGACCCGGTTTTCTGCCCACAACCAGGACGACGACGCCACCCTGCCGCCGCCGCAGCGCGAGACGGTCGAGCAAATCCCGACCGTCGGCAGCTCATTCGATCCCCGCGTCGCGCTGATCAAGGATACGCCGGGCCCGCTACAACTGCTCGAGATCGGCATCGAGGTTACGCTATGAACGGAGCGCATCATGGGTAGTTCGGGCGCCGGTGCCGGTGCAGGCTCGCTCGCCTCAATCGGGTTGCAGGGCTATGCCACCATCTTGAAGGCGCAGGGCACCGCCGAGGCCGACAACTGGCAGGCCGAAAAACTCGACAACGCCGCGAAATATGGCGAGCTCAAAGCCGTGCAGACCGGCGGGCAGATGACCCGCAGCCTCAATAATACGCTGGGCAATATCGAGGCGGTGCGCGCGGCCGCGCATGCCGACCCGAATTCGCCGACCGGCGCGGCCATCCTTGAGGATCAGGAAGCGCTGGGAACGAGCCAGCGGTTGACGGCGGTGGACAGCATCTTGGCGCAGTCGCGGCAGGACAAGGCGGATGCGGCCTATTACCGCGACGCCGCCGGCAAGGCGTTGCTCGCGGGCGAGATCGGCGCTGCGGCGGGCATCGCCAAAGGAATTGCGGGGATCGGCTGATGGTTGACCTTCTCCTGTTGCCGGACCGCATCGTCACCTCGACGGCGCCGCAATCGTCGGTCAGCCGGCAGGACGTTGCCGCGCCCTACAACGAGATGGCGGGCGCGCTCGGCAAGGTCGCCGACACCATGATGGATGTCGCGACCAAGCAGGCCAAGGAACAGGCCGCCGACGATCTGCAGCAGCAGAAAGTCGTGCGCAACGACGATGGTTCGGTCAGCGTCGTCAACCCTGCGAACTCGATGATCTTCGGCCGGGCGGGCGAGACCTACCACGCCGCTGTGGTGGCGGGCACCATCGCGCAGCACGGCAACGTCATCTCGCAGCAATTGAACGAACTGCACCAAGAATATCCGACTGATCCTGCCGCATTCGAAAAGGCGGCGGCGGCCTACAGGGCGAAGTACCTGGCGGACCACGGCGGCGGCGTCACGGGGCAGGGCATCGCGCAGCATTTCGACTCGCTGCAGACCCAGCACTACAACGCGATCACGAACACGGCCGGGCAACTCGACGTTACCAATCAGCAAAAATCGCTGATGGCGCAGATCGCGGACAATAAGAACACCCTGCAGGGCCTCGCGCGCCAGCCGGGCGGCACCGACACGCCGCAGTTCAAGCAGTCGCTGGAAATGCTGCAAGCCTCCTACAAGGCGCTCGGCACCAATCCGCTGTTCAAGATGCCGCAGGAGCAGATCGATCTTGAGGTCAAGAATTTCAAAGGTCTGCTGCAGGGCGAAGCCATCGTCGCGCATATCGACGAGACCTTCACCAAAAAGGGCAAGGGCGACGCGCAAAAGGCCTTGAACGAAAGCATCCTGCAAAACCCGGACCTGAGTGAGGTCGACCGCAACCGGCTCTACTCGCACGGCATGGCGCGGCTGCAATACCTGACCGCCGATGCGCTGGAACGGGTGGCGGCGGGCAAGGAAGATGTCACGCTGCTGAAAGACAATCTGGCCAGCGGCAAGGTGGTGCCCACCGATCCGCTCGTCGGTATGGCGATGGCGCAGGCGATGTCCCGCGGCGATGCCAAGGGCGCGCATGAGATTTATGCCAACCAGCTGGTCGCGCAGCAGCGCCGCGGCCTCGACACCCTGCCGCTCGAAATGCAGGCGCAGGCACTCGGCATCAACCGGCTCGGCGCCGTCAACCAGGCCATCCCGCCCGAGGGCCGCGCGCTGCTCGACCACATTGCCGGGCCGGAATCCGCCGGGCTCTACAACGTCCGGTATGGCGGCAAGCTGTTTGCAGGCTTTGCCGATCATCCCCGCGTCGATGAGCCGATCACCTCCGGCCCCGACGCCGGCAAGACATCATCCGCGGCCGGCCGCTACCAGTTCCTCGGATCGACCTGGGACGCGCAAAAGAAGAAACTCGGCCTGAAAGACTTCTCCCCCGAGAACCAAGACGCCGCCGCGTGGGATCTGGCGCAGACCGAATACAAGGCCAAAACCGGCAAAGACCTGCTCGGCGTCCTCAAGTCCGGCGATCAGGCGGCGATCTCGGACGTGCCGCGGCAACTGTCCGGCCAGTGGTCGTCGCTGCCGGGTGGGCGGCAGCCGGCGGGCTCGGGCCGCGGCATCGCGCCGGCGGCCAATGGCGGGGCAGGCTTTACCTATGAGCAGGTGCAGCGCAACCCGTACCTGATTTCCGCCGCGGTGCGCGCCATTGCGGCCGACGAAACCAGTTCCGTGCAGGCTGCGCGGCTTGTCATCGGCGGCGTCGGCAAGGCGGTCGATGCGGGACTGGCACCCGATCCGGCCGACGTAGCGCTGGCGCGGCAGCAGGCCGCCCGATACCCGGAAAAGCTCGGCGCCGAGGTGGCGGCGATGGACGGCCGGATCAACAGCGAAATCGTGTCAAAGCTGCCGGCACCGGAACGCGCCGCGCTGACGGCGCAATATCGCGAGATGTCCGACGGGCAGGACCAGCACCACATGCGGGTTGCGGCCGCGTTTTTCGATCAGCAGCAGGCGTCCGAAAAGCGGCTGGCCGAGAAGCCGTTCGAGGAAGCGGCGCACCGCGGCTGGATCGCACCGGTGGCGCCGATCGATCCCGGCAAGCCCGAAACCATCCCGGCCGCGCTGACGCAGCGCATCGCCGCCTCGCAGCGCATCGCCGCCATGAATCATAGCCCGGCGCCGCCGGTGCTGGCCAAGGATGAGGTCCCGCAGCTGCAGGCGGCCCTTGAGGGACCGGCCGGCGCGCAGGTTCTGGCCCAGGTCGCGACCACCTTGCGCGCTGAGGACATGGAAAAGCTGCTCGGGCAAAAAGGCTTTACCGACACCCTGACCGCGATGCAGTCCAGCCTCGACCCGGTGAAGATGTCGACCGCGAACGCCGTGGTCGACAAGCAGTGGCAGCAGAACGCCGCGCGCGCCGAGCAGGCGCTGGGCAAGTCGTCGATCGATAAGATGCAGGCTTGGAACGCGCTCAAGGGCAGTTTCGGCGCGACGGAACTCGCCAAGCTGCTCAATCAGTCCGATGACCCGGCCACGGCCAAAGCCCGCGAGCAGGCGGTCGAGGCGGCCAAGAAGGAGGTCAAGACGGTCTCGCCGTCCGATATGGCCTACAAGATGGGCACGGGCTCATGGCTGCTCGGCGGCATCACCGGCAACACGCCGAGGGTGCCGTTCGACGCCCTGACCGGCAGCGCGCTGGTGAACGATTACAGCGCGACCTATACCCAGCTGCGGACCATGGGCCTGCCCGCGGACAAGGCCAGCGATGCGGCGGTGAAGCGGCTGGCCTCGACCTGGGGCCCGTCCGAAGCCGCTGGCAATCAGCTGATGCGCCTCCCGCCGGAGCACTATAACCGCCCCATCGAAGGCGCGCCGAACTGGATCGGCGAGCAGCTGACCGATTTCGTTACTGCCTCGCAAGGCCCGGCGATGCGCAAGCACCCCGACGTGCCGGGCAAGGGGTCGTCACCGCGCACCAGCTGGTCGATCGCCGGACTGGTGTCGGACAGCCGCACCGAAGGCGAGATCAGCGGCGGCCGCCCGCCGTCCTATTTCGTGGCCATCAAGCGCGGCAACGGCGATATCGACGTGCTGCCTGACCGCATCACCTTCGATTCCGCAAAGTACATGGCCAAGCACGAGGCGGCCCTGCGCGGCAAGCTGACCGGCGTCGAGGCGGTGCGCACCGGCAACACCGGCATGCCGCAGCCATGAGCGATTTTAACGAGGAAGCCGGCATAGGATTCCGCCCCGGCCTTGGCGAGGTGCCCAAACCCGTTCCCGCGCCGCCGACAAACCCGGAACTGGAAACCGCGCTTTTCCACACCGGGAATGAACTCGGGTCGATGATCCAGTACATGAGCCGCGGCAGTTACACCCCGGTGCCAGGCTACAACCCCGTCGACGATCTGAAAAGCTGGCCGGACGACACGGCTCTGCGCCTGCACGGCTCGTTATTTTTGGGATCAACGTCGCCCCAAGAATCGCAGGCGATATGGGCAGAGATCACTCAGCGGGAGAAGGAAAAGCAGGCCATCGCGGCGTCGGGCTGGAATGGCACCGTGGCCGGGCTGCGGATGGGGCTGGTTGCTCCGACCATGTTCCTGCCGATGGGCAACGCCGTGCGGCTGGCGCGGGAGGCGGCTGTGGCGGGCAGGGCGGCTAATCTGGGCCTGTCGGTCGGCAAGGTGGCCCTGATGCAGTCTACCGCGCAGGAAGCCCTGCTGCAGGCCAGCCAGCCCGAACGGACGCTATCGGAATCGGCCATCAATGTCGGCTCCTCGACCCTGCTGTCGGCGCTGATCGGCGCCGGCGGCTATGCCCTGCTGGCGCGGGAAGGGCTGCTCGACAAAGGCCTCGGCACGCTGGATGCCGGGCGGGTCAAACTGTCGCGGCACAATGGCGTGCTGGAAGAAAGCACGCCCGGGCCTGATCCGGGCATGACTGGGCCGTCGGGCAATATAGCCGATGCGGTGCATGCCCCTCCGGAACCAAAATTCAGATTTGAACCCGATGAATGGGGCACGGAAAAAAGAGGTGAGAAATCCTTCAGCGTCAAAGATGCTGCCGGTAAGGAGGTTGCGGCCGTCAGTGTCAAATTCGACGGAGACACTGCGCGCATCGCGGATATCTATGCTCCGGGAGGGGGAAAGAATTCCATCGGACCCGCGGACCTGCGCGCCATCTTAAAGCAATTCCAGATCGATCATCCGGAGATCACCAAAATCTCGGGCGAAAGAGTAACGGGAGCGAGGGTCGGCGGTGAAAAGGTGTCTGCCGGCGAAGGCTTCGAAACCACCGTTGACCTGCAACCCGGCACCGGCCAAGCCCTGGCCGCCGGTGCCGCGCCGTCCGACACCCGCAACCTCTCCCCGATCCCCTACGGCCTCGACAGCATTCCCGGCGTCGCCAAGGGCGTGTCGAAGATGTTCCCGAACCTCGACGTGCTGACCAACAGCGTGCATCCGGCCAAGGCGGCGCTATCGGAAATGGTCGACACGCCGATCATGCTGATGGCCAACAAGGAAGGCCAGACCGCAACCCGGTACGGCGGGCCGACCATCGAGCGCGAGTTGAAACAGGTCCGCGAGGGGCTGCACTGGCAGGCCGATCAGGAAATGCTCAAGCAGTGGGGCAGCTATCTCGGGCAGGACGACGGGGCCACGCTGGTGCAGCGGATGACCGGCCGGGCGCCTGCCGGCAAGATGTCGTTCGATGACTTCAACGCCGCGGTTTACGACGCGCTTTCGACCGGCGATGCGCACCCGACGCCGCAGGTCGCCGCCATGGCGCAATGGATGAGGAAGAACGGCTTCAACCCGATCAAAGAACGGGCAGCGAAGTCGATCAAGGGGTTCAACGAAACCACCTCACGCCCGGGCGAGAGTTATGCGCCACACCTTTGGAACAAAGAAAAGATCAGCGCTGACTGGAACCGTTTCGTCGGCGACTGGACAGATCACCTGGAAGCCGCGCAAACCACAAAGGCGCGCGCGCAAGCCCGGATCGAGGGGCTGGCAAGCCGGCTCGCCGAGGCGCAGGCGACCATCGAATCCAGCACCGCAAAACTGGCGAAGATGAAAGACGACGACCTGTTCCGGGGCGGCCATGAGGACGCGCTGATCCGCGCCAATGCGGTGCACGATCAGACCCGCAAGCTGATCGAGGAGGAAATCGCGGCGTGGGAAGGCAAATCGGTTGCCGAAGCAAAGTCCGCGTTGAAAGCGAGGGCCAAGGCCGAGGAGGGGCGCGGACAGGACGCGAAGCGCCTCTCATCCGCCGACAAGGCGATCGACAAGGCCGTCAAGCGCATCCTCGAATCCGACCGGCAGCTATCCCGGCAGGAGCTCAAATCCCGCGCCGAGGAGATCGCCGGCCGCGTCATCGGCACCCCGGAAGGCCGGCTGCCGTATGACACGGATTCGACCACCGGCGCGGTCGGCCCCGGCGATCCAGAATTGCGCGGTCATGCGGCGCACCGCGAGATCGACATTCCCTATGAGATGGCAAAACCATGGCTGCGGCGCTCGGCTACCGAAGCGCTGAAATCCTACACCCACTCGGTGCTGCCCGACGCGCTGCTGGCCGAAAGGTTCGACGGCGACCCGAACCTGACCGCGGTGATGAAGGAGATCGAGGGCGCTTATGCGACCAAGCGCGCCGAGGCCAAAAGCGAGACCGCGCAGAACAAGCTCAAGTCGCAGATGGATTCCGACATCCGCAACGTGGCCGCGATGCGCGACCGGATCAGGGGCACCTTCGGCTACGATCCGACCATGCAAGGGCTGGCGCGGTTCTCGCAGAACGCCCTCAAGGTCAACAACATCATTTCCAGCCACGGCATGGCGGTGGCATCGCTGCCGGACTTCGCCGGCGTCGCGTTCCGTCACGGCATCGAATCCGCCTTCAAGGATGCCTGGGTGCCGTTCGCGGCATCGCTGATGGACCACGAGGCATGGGCGGCGGTGAAGGCCGCCGGCGATGAATGGAAGGCGTTCGGCATCGGGATCGAATCGCACTCGGCCTCGCGCAACCACGCCCTGTCCGATATCGCCGAGCATTACCGGCCGAACTCGAAATTCGAGCGCGCGCTGACCTGGGTGTCGGACAAGGCTTTTATCGCGAACCTGCTCGCGCCACTGACCGATATCCAGAAGCGGATGGCGACGAATGCGGTGGCGAGCAACATCCTGCGCGCCTCCGAAGCGGTCGCGGCCGGCAAGGCGACGGCGAAGCAAATCCAGCGCCTGGCCGAAGGCAACATCACCGAGGCGCAGGCCGCGCGGATCTGGGAGCAGTGGTCGAACAACGGCGGCGAGCGGGTCAAGGGCATCATCCTGCCGAACATGGGCAACTGGACCGATCAGGCGGCCGCGCGGGCGTTCCGGGGCGCGGTCGGGCGGGATGTCGACATCGCGGTGGTGCAGCCGGGCTATGGCGAAATCCCGAAGTTCATGAGCAAGCCCGGTTTTAACGTGCTGGTGCAGTATAAGAAGTTCACCGTCTCGGCGACGCAGCGCATCCTGATCAGCAACCTGCAGCGCCACGACGCCGGCACGATGGCCGGGCTGATCACCGCCGTCGGCATGGGCATGCTGGCCTATCGGATCAACACCATGGCGTCGGGGCAAAAGACCTCCGACCGGGTGCAGGATTGGTTCAAGGAAGGCGTGTCGCGTGGCGGCATCCTCGGTGTGATCGACGATTCCAACTCGATTCTATCGAAGGCCACGGGCGGCAAGGCCGACATTTACCGGGTCATTGGTGCCGACAAACCGCTTTCTAAGTTTGTGAGCCAAGACGCTGCCAGCATGTTCCTCGGGCCGACCTACGGAAAATTGAAAAATATGATGCAAGTCGCGCGCGCCGCTACCCATCCGTCAGAATGGAACGAAAGTGATACCCACGCGGGCCGAATGTTCACCTTGGGTGCCAACTTCCCCTATATCCCTCGCCTCTTTGACAAGGTGGAGGAAGGCTTCAACCACGCGTTCGGCATCCCGATGAAGGCTAAGAATTAGGCTCCGGTTCCGGGTGCGTTGCGAACAGATAGCCGTTCGCCACCCTTGCCCGCATGCGCAAGATGCTGGCAGCCCTGTTCCTCGCCCTGATTGCCGGGTTTAGCCCGGCAATTGCCCAGGCCCCGCCGCCCGTGCCGGCGCTGCCAGACGCCGAACGTCGCACCACCTACACCCTTTCCGCCTCGACCTGCGCCTGTTCGGTCGGATTCCAGCTTTACGGGGATAGCACCGATTATGCCAACTGGCTGACGGTCTGGGTGAACGGCGTGCAGATTCCGCAGGCCGGGAACTGGACCATTTCCTCGCCGTCGGGTTCGCTGGCCACCCTGCCGCGCCCGATCACCAATGCGGTGCTGACCTTCCTCGCCCCGCAGACCGGCACCGTGCAGATCGTTGGCGCCCGCCGGCCGCGGCGCACCTCGCAGGTCACCGAAAACCGCGGCGTGTCGGCGCGGGACTTCAACCAGATCATCAGCGATCTTGAGGCGCAAACCCGCGAACTGTGGGACCGGCAGGCGCGCACGGTGCAGGCTCCTCCGGGCGACACGCTGAATGTGCTGCCGATCCTCGCCAGCCGCGCCAACATGGGCGCATGCTTCGACAGCGGTGGCAATCTCACGTCCTGCGTCGGCATCGCCGGGTCGTCGCTGATCGCCGGCAACGGCATCGCGCTGACCGGCGTAGGGCCGACTACGATCACAAACAACATCGTCGCGGGCACCGGCATTCGTTTTACCGGCAGCAACCCGATCACGATCAGCGCGTCGGCGGCACCCTACGTCACGCCGACCGATTACAGTTTCACTTGCGACGGCGTGACCAATTTTGCCACGCAGCTGCAAGCGATGATTACCGGCTCGGCCGGCAAGACGATCTACATCCCGCCCGGCCCGGCCTGCATCACCGGAACCACGCTCAGCCTTCCGGCCAACACCAACATCATCGGAGCCGACCGCGAATTTTCAATCATCAAAGGCACGGGTGCCGCCGTTCCCGTGTTCTCGGCGGCGAATGTGTCGAACATCACGCTCTCGAATTTCTGGTGCCAGGGCAGCGATCAGGTTACGTCCTGGGCTGTGAGTTCGACCGGCTGCCTTTTGGTGACCCAGGGATCGCCTGTGGCCACGTCGGATAATATAAAGCTTCGCCGGATGAAGATATCCGGCTTCAACGCCAATTACTGGCTTAAGATCGTGACCACGGGCAGCGCGCTCAGCATGTCTGGTGTAGAGATTTCGGACAGCCTGTTCCAGTCGTTTTTGGCCGACGTGCCGACCGACGTAACGCCCGGCAACAACGGCAACTATGCAATCGCGATATTCTCTGCGTCGGGCGGCTTCGGTCAGGTCATCAATCCCGTAATCCGCAACAACCAGATCGACGGCCAATATTTGTGCTTTGGCGCCGTGCTCTACGGCAATCATCTGCGGCCGGTGATCGAGGGCAACCTGCTGAGCAATTTTGCGTCGGCGGATATCAATCACTGCGTCAACGGCTTCGGCACCGGGCATAATTCCTATCCGATCCTGGTTTACGACAACAATGCCGACGGCTTCCCACCTTCGATCGGGCGCATCGAGAACAACACCATCTTCCGGCCTTGGTCGACGGGCATCTACCTCGCCGGCGACGGCACCCACTCAGGCTTGAGCTTCAACGACTGGCGGTTCCTGATCGCAGGCAACCTGATCTATGGCCAGCAGTCGGACGAGGATACCTCGCTGGCGCGCGCCGCGATCGTGATCAACAACGCTACGAACGTGTCGGCCATCGGCAACAAGACGGACTATGGCTTCGGCGGCATTACCGCGGTCGGGCAGTGGGGCGGGTCGATCGTTATCAAGGGAAATACTTGCGTCACGGCGACCACTTCGGCATCGATCGTATCCTGCATCAAGGTCTCGCCCTACGGCGGCGCCACCGATGCCCGATACATGATCAAGAACAATGTTGCGCAGTTGCTCTCTGGCGGTTCTAGCGGGGGCTCGGCAATCCTGGCATCCTCCGCGACCGGCAATCGCATCCACACGCTTGAAATATCCGACAACACCATCATGGCGGAATGGAACGGACTGTCAGCGAGCAGCCAGTACGTGACCAATTCCTTTACGGTGAAGGGCAACAAGTTCGGCGGCAAGGCCGACAATGTCATGGCGAACGTCAGCGCCAACTCCGGTGCGCCCGTCGCCATCGTCGGCAACATCTTCGATTCGGCCGATGGCGTCGCCGGGAACGGCCTGCTCGCTGGAGGCGCCACCATCCACATGACCGGCAACAAGTTCATCAACCGGGCCTCGGGGGTGGTCGCGATGTTCCGCGCCGACGGCACCTGCGGCACCATCACCGGCACGCAATTCAACAATGTGGTGCAGCCGGCGCAGGTCTATGCCGGCAGCCTCGGGCTGGCAAACCCGTCGGGCTGCACGCTGAACTATCTCGATTTCGTGCAGAACCTGACCCCAAGCGAGGCCGGCGCGGGCGGCAGCAAGTATGTCGAATTCGGCTGGCTGCACGCCTCGACCACGACGTCGACCACGCATCTGCCGCAGCGCGCCCTGACCGGCAATTGAGAGGTTTCCCATGCTCCGCATCCTCGCCATCTTCCTCGCAATGAGCGGCCCGGCCCTCGCGCAACACTGCGAACTGCCGGTGATCCCGCCCAAGCTCGACCAGGCAAGACAGGTGTGCAGCGAATCGCACCCGACCACGGATGAGGCGCGCGCCGCCCTGGCCGGATGCTCGAAGATCGTCGAGGAATTTCTGCGGCTGAGGGCGCCTTACGACAAGTGCTTGGTCGGCCGCCTCAAGGGCGCCATCGACGACGCCGCGCAGTCGATCCCGCCGCGGTAGCGCCTGCCGGGTGCGTTGCCACGATTCTGCACCCTGCCATGGTCTGCCCAAACGGGAGATAGCCCATGGAAAAGTGGCCCAAAGACACCACCGCTGCGAAGAATGCCTTTTATGGCGATTTTCACCGGCCGGACTGGCAGGGCAAGTTCCTGACCCGGATCACGCCGCCGTTCCAGATGTACTACGCCAAGCATCCGATGCCCTCGATCCTCGTCAACCGGATGTGCTCGGCGGCCTTCCTCAGCGTCTTCAACGAAATCTGGAATGCCTGCGGGCATGACCAGAAGAAGGTTGACGCCACCGGCGCCAGCGACTTCGGCGGCTGTTTCAACATCCGGCCGATCGCAGGCTCGAGCAACTGGTCGAACCATTCGTGGGCCTGCGCGATGGACCTATCGCCGGGGTCGAACGGCTTCAACGTGCAGAAAACGACGCTCGGTAAGATCGTGGTCGACACTTTCAAGGCGCACGGCGCGCGCTGGGGCGGCGACTACAAGGGCCGCAAAGACCCCATGCACTTCGAATTCGTGAGCCCGGTATGACCGCACAAGACATCTCCTACTCGAGGCAGAGCGCCGACGCTGCGGCCGGCGTGCTCCGGGAGGTCGTCGAATCCTGCCTCGCGTGCCCCGACGATGACGCCGAGCAGGCCGTGGTCGACCAGATCAGGCATTACCGGCTCGCATGGATGAACCACAAACGGAAGATCGATTAACCCCGAATTGGAGAAATGAAATGAAGCCTTTCATCGTTGCGGTCGCGATCGCTCTCCTCGCGTTCGTCGATCCGAGTTTCGCGCAGACGACGGTCACTTCCACCGCGCCATCGGAAACCACCATCAACGTCGGACAGCTGCTCGCCCCGTGGCTGCAGGCGTTGATAGGGGCCTTGGTTATGCTGATCACCGCTGCATTCGGCTGGCTCACCGTCGTCATCAACAAGCGGGCCGGCCTTGAGAGTAACGCGGCGGTGCTGCAGATGGAAGCCCACGCGCGTGAGCTCTTGGAAACGGCGCTGACCAACGCCGCCGGCATGGTGGTGATGAAGGCCGGCGCCAAACTGGACGGCATGGTGATCGATGTCAAAAGCCCCCTGATCGCGCAGGGCGTAAGTCAGATCAATCTTTGGGCGCAATCCGCCGTGGAGAAGTTCGGCCTGACGCCGGACGACCTCGCCAAAAAGCTGATCAACAAGATTGGCGTCATCACAGCGGCAAACCCGGCTGTGACCCCGACGACAACGGCCGCGTAACGTGCTGACCGCCGTAGGGGCATGGCTCGCCAGCTATGCCGGCGGGCTGGTTGTCAAGCTGGTCGTCGATCTTGTCGGCAACTGGCTGTCGCAACGGCAAGCCGACAACAACGCCAAGGCGGCCGGCCAAGCGCAGGCTACCACCAAGATCAACAAGGAGAGTGCGGATGCCGAGCGGCGAGCAAGCGAAGTTGCGGTCAATCGTCCTGACACTGGCGCTGTCGTTGCTGGCATGGAGCGCGGCGACACCTTCTAGCGCCATGGGGACGTTTCCCCACGATGCGCCCGAAGTTGTCGTCCAGACACGCTGCCCGCCGATCAGGGCCTACGGCAAGGATGCCGTGGTGAAGGCTGGCGCCGAGCTGCGGAAGCTACTGACGGCAGACCCGGCGGCTGTCACTCCGGGGATGATCGCGGATTACAAGCTGCTCCGGGATCAGTGCAGGGCCTATGGGAAATGATGCCAGGACTCTCCGTCGATCTCACCATCAATCTTACCTCGATCATCTCGCTCGCGGTCGCGCTCATAACTTTCGTTACCGCGTTCAATAGGCTGACGGGCAGGATCGATCTGCATACCGCGACGATGAACGGCAAGTTCACGGTGATTGAAAACCGCCTCGGGTCGGTCGAGGAAACGCTGCGAGACAGTAAGGCGACGAACGAGCGCCTCGCAGTGATCGAGGTCAGGCAGAATACGCAAGCTCAAATGATCGCGTCGATAGGTGTCGACATTCACGACTTGCGCGTGGGCAAGGGTCTGATCGAGCGAGATCGAAAGTGATCAGCGAAAGGGCCAGCAAATGAAGCATGCAGGAATAATTGTCGGAATATTTTTCGCCGGTCTTGTCGGGCCAGCTCACGCCGCGGACAACGGCCCGTTCTCCGGTGCGAGCTCGATTAGGGTCACCATGACGCGGCAGCCGGACAAGCGCCTGGCCGTCACTTGCGCGCCAATCCAGCATCCCGCATCCCCGTATCAGCCTCACGGGGCAGGCGCTCCTAGCGGCTGGTATGAGCGGCATTGCCAGGTCAAGAAACCAAGCGGACGGAAATCCCTCTAATCGCCATGAAAACAAAACGTCTCGGCTGCTGGATCGTCATTGTGCCGTTTGTTCTGGTGCTGATCTTTATCGTCGCCGCGAACGCCGAAGATGGCCACACGCATGAGGGCGTGGTTGGGAAATTCTACTCGACGTGGAAGATGCCAAACGGTTCTGGCATGTCCTGCTGCAACGACCGGGACTGTCGCCCAGCGGCGACACAGTTCGTTGACGGACATTGGGAAGCTAAGCGCGATGGCGACGACGAGTGGCTTGTGGTCCCGCAGGAAAACATCGAGACGCAGCGCGAAAGTCCCGACGGCAGGAGCCATTTCTGCGTGCTTAGATACAGCACTACAGGTGTTTGGCGTTACCGTGCGCTCTGTCTCGTTCTGGGAACCGGAATGTGACGGGCGTGGGTTCATTGGCCATGAGCGCTCAGGTGCGGCGTATCGTGCGCGCCTCGGGATGATCGAACGCCATTTCCACAATGCTCTTGATCTCGCGTTGCACGATCTGCGTTAGGTCGATCACGTCATCATAGGACATATCATCGCGGATGTAGCCGCCGATCGACAGCGCTCCGGTGATTTCCTCTGCCCAGATGCGAAGCTGTTCCTCGTGGCAGACGACCTCTGCTGCGGCTGCCGGCGTGAGGATTACGGTGCCCATGGTCTAGAACTTTCTGCTCACGAATGCGGACGTGCCGCGCGGTCAAGCGCGCTTAGGATGATCTGCCAGTCAGAATCTTCTAGCGCCACATCTTGATCTTCCGGCCGCACACCAAGTAACCGGGAGCGGATCGTTTCAGCCAGCCGGAATGGCTCGGGTTCAATCTTCCATGCGCTTTTGCCCGGCTCTTGGAACACGCAATTCGTCGTGCAGTCGCAAGACCGGAGTCGGTTCGGCGAGGGCGCTCCGCAGCCAGAGCATTTCCAATCCATAGCCTAGACCCCTCTGTTTACGAACGAGACCCTACAGCACCTTGTCGAGTGCTGTCAGGATCGCACCCCATTTTTCCTTGTCGTCATATTCTGAAGTCACGTCGCCGCCGGCCGTCGTATACTGGATCGTATATTTCGACTGGCGTTCCTGCACCCACGATTGCACCGCGTACACCGGCCGCTGCAAATGCAAGTGCAGCATCCCGCCGAAGCGGATTTTGATGCTTTCGTATTCGACGGTGACTTCGGGTTTCATGGGTGTTCGCTGCTCATGATCGAGGTAGTGCGGCGCGCAGTTCGCGTGCCACCTCTGGCAGCCCTTCGCGTAGCGCGGAAACATGGATGCTGGCGGGCAACTGCTTCAAGTTGACCAGCGACGCGATGAAGCTGTCAAGCCGATCAATCGCAGCCTCGATTTTATCGAACCTCTCTTGGTCAGTCATCGCTTTTCCCAATTTGTGAACAGTAGCCAGCAAACGGCGCGCAGGCGATTTAATAGGCTTAACCGGCAGACACGAACTTCCATCGCGTCCTCATAGAGTGGACTGGACGGCCATCGCATATCGAAGCGGGTCAGGGGCATCACAGTTCCTCGGTCAGGAACGACGTGGTGCGGCGTAGGTTTGGTGCGCAGCGCTCTGAAACACCCCTGGGAGTTTGTCGAAATCCTCCGGGATAACGAGCATGATAATGCTCACACCGATGGTATTACCCTCTGCGTCAATAGCCTTTTCAACTTTGGCCTTACCTGCTGGGAAACTTAGCAT